GGCTGCAAAGACATGATGATCTTTTGATCAAAATTCCAAGACTCGTGCAAATCAGCTGCAATTGCAGATTTCTCAATTGTTGCACCCTTAGAGGGCGCTTCAAGCAAACCAAAAACCGCAGCAACTTTACACAGAGAAATCAACTGCGCCGAAGCAGTCTCACCAGGAGTTGGTGTACAGGCATCAGAATCATTTGACCATGGTTGCACTTCATCAACGAAATTGGCAAAAAGTCCTTCCTTAATGCTCCTACCAGAACAATCAATACCAATGGCATATTCAGTTCTAAAAGCAGCATCAATGGTCGGACAAATTTGACCAGAAACATGACCAGGATGTTCAATGGCTCGCTGAGTTTTACTCTCATGGTACGGTGTATATATAATGTACGTAAAAAAGAGAAACAAAGTTTGGGCCAAAGTGCGTTTGGTGGAAAAATGTTCCTTCCACCACTCTTCAACATGATTTGGAGGAGAACCAATTGTTCCACAAGCACTAGCCAACAAATACTTAAAACTCCCACCCTCAATGAAAGCACCAGATTCAACAACAGCCTCCCAAGGAATCCCTTTCAAATGACTCAAAATCATCTTTCTAACATCAAGAGCTCTAAAAATGCTCCTGGTAATAGGACGTAAAGTGGGAGAAAACAACAAAGCCTTAAAACAGGCAAAATCATCATCAGTGATGGATCTAATACGCATCAAGATGGAACGTTCTTCAAATTTGGCATACTTATTGTACGACATCGGTCTCGCAGTAGAATCAGAGGATCCAAGATACGACTTACGTTTGCCATTTGGAGCTAAATCTATAATAAGAGGGCACACAGTACTCATATTTCCAGTAAGGGATGAAAATTCAGTGAGACCGGCACAAAACACACAATTGTTAATAGTATTACCCTTACCACACGGACATTTATTGCAGGGCGGAGTCAACTGAGACTTCACTTCCCTGACAACATACTCACTCATGTTTTTGTGGATTCTAAAACGGAAAGAATCTTCAAAATAACATAAGAAAGAAT